TGCTTAAGGAAAACCTTGAAAAACGGGAATTGAAAGAGGCTTCACAACCTAAGCCAGCTCCCGAACCAAGTAAACCCAAGTCTGTTCCAAAGGCGGCGTAATGGCTATTTCAGTTGCACCTAAAGCGGATCAACCAAGAGTGACAACAGAATCTCTAAAAAGAGGTGACTCGTCACCAACTTTGCAGTATCGTAATGCAAGCCCTAAAGATTACACCCGTAACTCAGCATCAACAAGAAGTTATGGACGCACGAAAAGATAAAGAATTCCTCGTTCAGGGAATAGGGTTTGGCTGCCTTCCCTTTAATTTGGTGGCCGTCTTTCTTTTAGGAGAGCACTATGCGCAAAAGCCGCAAAGGTCGTAAATCACGCAAGTAATCCGTAAGGGTTCTTGTGGGTGACCACTCAGTCCTGCGGGGGAGGCGGGAAACTAAAAACTACCTCCCCCTTGACTTTTATAGAATTAGTATTAACCTACACACATTCTAATAGGAAATCGCTATGGCTGTTGCACCCGACCAGTTGATGCAAATGATTAAAAGTCAGAAAGATGCGGCTACGCCTGGTGGCGTTCCTTCTGCTGACAATGCACCAACTACTATGTCGGACAGTGCAACCCCTCCAATGGGATCGCCTATGTCCACGCCTGAACCCAAAATGGGTAATCGTGAAGCGTCAATGATTAACATTGGTATGGCTACCGATTTGCTCGAGCAAGCTCTACCAGCTTTGGGTAGCGAATCGCCTGAAGGGCAAAAAATTCTTAATGCTATTCGTACCATTTCTGGCATCATTGGCCCACGCAAAGCAAGAACCGGTGAATTGCAACAATCCGAAATTCTGCAATTACTTCAAAATTTACCGCAAGCGGGTGGTTCTTCACCCGAAGCAAAAATGATGGCGGGTGCGCCTTCTGTTCCCGGAATGTCTCCAAACGGACAGCCTACTCCACCACCTCCCCTTGCACCACCAGGCGGCATGAAACCACCGGGTGGCGCTGGACTTCCCCCTCCAGGAGGCGGTTTGCCTCCACCTATGTAAAGGAAAAATGATGGATCTTTTCAAACCTCGTGGCGCATCAGCCCCTCGCAACCCACTTGATAACAACCAAAAAAATGGTCAGATTGTCAATACACCCCGTTATTCGCAATTTGGTGGCTTGAATTCAGCACCTAAAGGAGGTCATAAAAACATGATGACCACTTCTCGCCCTGGCGATACCAAAAAAGTTATTTAACGCAGTTAGGGGATAAACATGAGTAGTTTAGAAAATATGGATCAAGCGCAGATTTACGAATTGGCTAAATTGACCAAAACGTTATCTGACAATCCAGTCACACGCAAAAGACTTTTGCAAATGACCAGAGAAGTTAATCCTGATCTGGTTATTCCTGAGTTAGAAATTGAAGATTTCACTCGCACTAAAGTTTCTGAAGCTGAACAAAAAGTAATGGCTTTGGAAAACAAATTGCATGAGCGAGACATTCGTGAACAACTCGAAGCAAAACGTGCAAAAATTAAATCAACGTATAACGTGGACGATCATGCCGTGAGCGAAATTGAAAAAATTATGCTCGATCAAGGCATTACCAGCCACGATACGGCAGCGCAACATTGGGAATGGATGAAACAAGCGGCTGAACCTACGCCAACTGGTTACAATCCAAACACATTGAACAAATTTGATTTGTCAAAATATTGGAAAAGTCCACAGCAAGCGGCTCGTAATGAAGCGGCTTCAGCGTTGCAAGAAATTAGGAATATTGGTCGTAGACCAATTGGTGTATAGTTTTGGGGATAAAACTGTTTGGCGGCGTTTTGCCGTTTATTAACTAAGGAGATTTATTATGCCTATCGGCGGCGGAATTCTCCCGGCAAGTGGTACCTCGCAATATAACGAGCTTACTTACGTCACACGCCGGGCATTTATACCTAAGCTGGTTGTCCAGCTTTACAACTCAACACCTTTGATGGCTGCGTTGATTGCAAACAGTCAACAAGCATCGGGCGGTGTGAGCCAAGTAACGGTACCTGTTCAAGGTGCTGGCTTTGTTAATGCACAATGGTCTGATTATTCGGGTTCTTTTACCCAACCATCAGTTCAGCAAGGTGCATTTAACGCTGAATTCAACTTAAAGTTGATGATTGCACCAGTACCATTCCTCGGTATGGAAGGCGCAGTACAGCAAGATTACGCTATCATTCCTTTGATTGAAGCTCGGATGAATGATGCAACCAACGTAATGATGGATGCAATGGCTACGGCTTTGTACACCAATTACACCAATACTCAACAATTTATCGGTTTGCCCGGTGCAATTGATGATGGTACTAATTTAACAACTTACGGCAACATTAACCGGTCTACTTATACATGGTGGAAATCAAAGGTTTATGCAGCAGGTAACGTTAACCCAACTCGTCAAAACACGTTGCAATATATTTCTGGTACTGTTAAATACGGTGCAGAAGTTCCAACTTTTGGTGTTTGCGGTTTTGGTACTTGGACATTGTTGGCTCAAGATTATGTGGGTCAAGAACAATACGTTATTACTCCTGGTCACGGTTTTGATGGTGACAACAATGGCCCTCAAGCTGCATTTAGAGCATTGATGGTTGCTGGTGTGCCAATTTATCCAGACCCATATTGCCCCGAAGGTACTGTTTACTTTATTAACAGCAACTACTTGTCGCTATACATTCACGAACAAGGTTCGTTTGTGTTTACTGGCTTTGAATCGACTTTGCCTAATTGGCAGATTGGTTATGTTGGTGCGGTGTTAATGATTGCTGAATTGGTATCAACTAAACCCAAAACCATGACTCGTGTGTCTGGTTACAATTCAATCGCACTTTAAGGAGAAACAGTCATGGCTCTCGGCTTAAACAAAATCCTCCTTTCTTCTGCTGGGTCTAATACACCAGGTGCTTACTGGCAATTAACAACGTTGACTGGTAATAACAGCACAACGCTTGTTCCTGCTGGAACGTATTTGTTGTTTCCAACAGCTAACGTGACAATTGAAGCGGTGTCGGCTTACAACACCAATACCGCTTGTGCATCACCCGCAACATGGTCAACACTCATTGGTAATAATACTGGTGGTGTATTGCTGTCTGATGGGGTAAACGTTCGTGCAAACGTTATTGTTGCAACTTCTACTACGATTACTCTTGCTACCGTCAATGGTGGTCAAGCTGTATCGGGTACGTTTACTAGCTAAGAGGCAACTATGTCTAACGCAGATTCAGTTGCACAACTAACCCTTGATAGTTTTGGCAATGGTCGTATTGGAGTTGCTAAAACAGTCTCGCTTGCTACGACCGGTAATGCGGTTGTTACCATCCCAATTTTAAGTGGTGGTTTAACTAATGCCGGTGCGGTGGCTGGTTCTGGTGCGGTCATTGTACGCAGAGTTACGGTACAAAACCCAACTGGAAACGTAGCGGCAGCAAACGTAGCAATCAGTATTTCCAGTACAGGTAATGTAGCAACAGCCAATGCAGTAGTTGGTAATGTTGTATTGAGCAACTTGACTGGTGCGGGTACTTATCAAGATTTGACTGTTGCTGGTGGTTTTGCCGCTAATACTGTTGTTAACGGTAATTCAACTCAGTGTTTGTATGTAAACATCAATACTGGCTCGTCAAATGGCACAGTTGATATTGCCGTTTACGGCGATGTTGTGAGTTTCTAATGATTTCAATATTCGTAACCAATTTAACTGAAAAGAAACTAATTGATGGTTTTGCTGGGGTGAAGTACACCTTCAAACCCGGTGAACCCCTTGAGGTTCCTATTGAAGTTGCCAAGCACGTTTTTGGTTACGGCGATGAAAACAAAGAACCTTATTTGGCTAGGCTTGGTTGGATTAGAACCACAAATGATTTAGAGGATGGTTTAGCCATTCTTGAAAAGTGGGTTTTTTCCGACAAGCCGCCAGAAAAGAACCATTCGTTATCCCCGGTGGTGGAAAGAGTACCTCTGCGAGCTGTTAAGCAGACAGAGGGAAAAGTCCGATCTGTTGCTTAAACTATGGAACGTAAATGTCTCAAAACCTCTCCGGTTACATTACGGATGTTAGACGTTTATTGCATGATGCCAACGCTAATTTTTACACGGATCAGCAGTTAACGGATTACATTAACTCTGCACGAAATCGTTTGGTGCGTGATACGGGCTGTCTGCGTACTATCCAAGTTATACAAGCTCCAGCACCACCGGCTACAACAATCAATAGTGTCACAGCAACTAATCCTGTTACTTGGCAAGCCAGTACGGCGTATACAGCCGGTCAATTTTTGTTTAGCAACATTTTTACTTATCAAGTAACAACTGCTGGAACAACAAGCACTACTGCACCTCCTTATCCATTAAGCAGTAGTTCAAGCTACAACAATTATCCACCGTCAACGGAATTTTTTAACGGAACGTGCGGATTAACGTATGTTGGTAATGTTGAGCAAATACCGTTTAGCACGTTGCCACAAAGTCAACAAACATTAGATATTCTCAATATCAATTTATATTGGGGTAATAGTCGTGTGCCATTAGATTATTTGGCATGGACGGATTTCAACGCAAGATTGCGTTTTTGGCAAAATTACATTGGTAGACCGTGTGCATTTTCGGTTTATGGTCAAAATACTATTTATATTGGCCCTATTCCCGATCAAATTTATCAAATTGAAATAGATACGGTGATTTTGCCAACGGCGTTAGTTTTAACAACTCCAACGGTTGCTGATGCAATACAAGATCCGTATACATCACCTGTACAGTTTTATGCAGCGTATTTAGCTAAATATTACGAACAATCGTTTGGTGAAGCAGAGATTTACAAACAAGAATATACAAAACACGCTACTTCTGTTTTGAATACTGTGTTTAATCGTCGTATTCCATCTGCTTATAGCAATATTTATTAGCATGGCTACGGCAGAACAAAAAAAATCTTACCAAGTTGTCAAAACTTTTCGTGGTCTTGACACGCAAGCCAATCGTACTGCAATTAAAGATGATGAATTTTCTTGGTTAGAAAATGCTCAACCTATTGGCTATGCTAACTTAAAGATTATTCCTAATTACAATACGGTCAGTATTTCTAATACGGCAATAACTTGGGCAAATACTGCAACAACTTTAACGTCTGGAAACATTAAAGTAAAAGATTATGTTGTAGCGTTTGAAGCAGATGGTAGTGCTGAATATTACAACGCTACTGATGGCACAAAAGGCACGATTGCTGCGGCTGGCACGTTTAGCACAACAGGCGTACAAACCGCACAATGGAAAAACGACAGATTATTGATTCTTGATCCGTCTAAAGGATATTTTACTTGGGACGGTAATGCGGTTGTTAATATTGGTTCTGTTGGCATTATTGCGGTAACAAATGGCGGAACAAGTTATTCCAATCCTAGTGTCAGTATTGGCGCACCGGGTACAAATGGCACACAAGCTAATGCAGTTGCCACGGTTTTGTCTGGTGTTGTTCAAACAGTTTCTTTGTCTGATGCGGGTTCAGGATATACCGCATCTTCTCCACCAAGCGTCACAATTTTAGATAGTGCTGGAAGTGGTGCAACAGCCGTTGCGGGGGTTGTTACTTTTGCAACGGGTACAGCCTCAGCCGTTGTGGTCACAGGCGGTAAAGGTTACACCAATACAGCTAATACGGTCGTGTCGTTCTCAGGCGGTGGAGGCAGTGGTGCGGCGGG